AGCAAAATATACCGGATCTCGTAGACACCGGGTATATTCTGTAACCTGATCTTGTGTCCATGATTCCTGTACACCATCTCTTTTAACGTTTGGATTACCTAAGTATCCAAGCTCGTTATTCTTTAGAGTCGCCATCAATTACTTTCATTTTATCTAATAGTTTGCGTTGAAGATCTGAGGTAGATCCAACAAACACGTTATTTTGTGTCATGCCACCAGGTAACATAGGTGAATCTTTGTCTACTTTTTCGACCTCTTTCTTCTTCTTTTGCAATTCCATTAGGCGATCTGCAATCTCTGCATTCTGCTTCATCATATTAGATAGTACTTCAAAGGCTCTAGGATGCTCAGAATCTCGTGCCAATTCAAGCATAAGTTCTATAGCTTCATCACCTTTCTCAGCTAGATTATAATATTTAGACCTAGCATAATCATAATCATCTTTTATATCAGTCATTAATTATTCCATAATTTCTCTATGCTATCAATATCAGCTGTTATACTACCTGCATCATTTGATATAGAATCTGAAGTATTAAATAAACCGGTTATATCTTTTAAAGTTACCTTATTATCAATTTTCGATACGAATATTCCTGTAGCGCCACTCACATTTCCACTTATAGTTTCATTTAAAGTAAGCGAACCTTGTAAATTAGATATAGTGAGAATTATTTTATCCGGAGTATTTGGATCATAAACTGACTCTGATACTGTGTATATATCTGTTTCACTAGCACCTAGCGGATTAACTGTTGCTGTTTGCCTAGATAATGGTTTATCAGTAATTACGTTATTATTATTATAGTCAACAGTTACATTTTTTATAACGCCTTGTGAATTAATGCCGCCATAAAAATTAACTCTAGTCTCAAAGTCTAGCGTGTATATAATAACCCTCCGGGTTGAAAAATCTCCCTCATAATCATCGCTTAATGATACTGAGCCTAATACAAACGGTTGATCGGACTTAAACGTATTATTTACTTCTTTTACTGTAACCGTATATTCTGGTTGAAAAAATGGAAGTATTTGCTCAAGTATTTGCAATGCATCATCTTGGTTTTTAGCTAAAATACTTAATTGTATACCAAGCGTATAGCCAACTGGACCTAATATTGTTTTCTTTTTACTATTATCAAGAGGATCAGGAAAGGATTGTCTAATTCCTTTTTGTAACTTAGTGTTCGTATTATACGAAAGGCCAGTAATTTCAAAAGACATTCTAGGGAGCTTTAATGCAATTTTAGGATCATTAAGATCTGCCTGCTGATCAAGTCTAGCTAAAAACTTTTGCTTAGGACCATAAGCTAACGGAACTTTAATAATATTTTTAGCAGTTCCATCATTTCCTTTTCGCAAAACATTTATATCGTTAAACAACGTACCAAAAACGGCTACTGTTCTACGTATTGCGGCGTGGTAAAAGTGATCACCAAACATTATGTTGCGTCTCCGAATGGATTTGATTCTGAGAAGTCAATAATATCATCAGCCTCATCCTCATAGTTAAAGTTGCGCGCAGCTAAATCAGTAGTAAATGTACTGTCTGTAGCAGATGTTGCCACATCAAATATCTGTGTAACTGTACATGTTGCTCCACTATCAACCCCAGTGTATAATTGCCCAACGGCAATAGCATGGTATTCACCATCGGAAGTTTCTATCTGATTTATAGTCATAGAAGTGTTATCATGCGATACTAGCTGTGCAGACATATTTATTTCGGCTGTATCTGGAGATCCGGAAGTACCTATTACTATATTAGGCGCCGCGGCGTAGAATCTGCCATTTTCAGTAATATTGATCGATGTAACTTCACCGGCAGCATTAATTACCGCACTTCCAATCGGAGTAATAGGAGCGAATGTCTCATAATAAACATCAGCTGACGGAGGAGTAGATGACGGAACCGTTATAGTTGATGCATCTGCTATTCCAAAAGAATTAAGAGCGAATGAATCAATATAAAGACCATTAGTAGCATCAGTATTGCTTGATGAGTTAAGACCAAAGAATTTTGCTGCTTGCTCATTGTGATGATGTCCAGCAGCACCAATAATAATCGGAACTGAGTTAGATTCAGTAAAGTTATACAGTCGCGTACCATTTATATAAATTTGTACTTGATAGTTGTTTCCACTTATCAATTTGACAGATACTTTTAAATGGTTCCAATCAGAAGCGGCGTACGCTACTGAAGCAGTATTTGTTTTATAATAAGCTTGGACTTGATTGTTATCTAGTACCACATTAAAATCGCCGAATATTGCAATTTGTCCGTTATATGCTAATGAACTTTTAGTTTTAAAGAAGAATTCAAATGCACCTTCAGTTCTAGGGGCGTTAAATGCAGCATTAGCATACTTAGTAGAATCGTCTAGGTAAATTGATGATCCATTAAATTTTGATACATCGTTCTGTATTAAGCCATTACCAAGAGATCCTGAAGCTCTAAAATCTGTTCCTGGTTGTACATCAAATATAACAGAAGGAATAGAAGAATATCCAAATCCGCTTTGGGTCAATGATACAGACGAAACATCGCCTCTTCCCGACACTTGATTCATAACTGCAGTTGCAACAGCTGAACCAGTTCTTTCTGCAGTTATAATGTGTTTAATTCTTTCACCGAAAGTAAATGTTCCACTAGAAGATCCATAATAGAATATTTCCTGATAGCCATAATTATTTTCAATGCTATCAACTTCAGCAATACCAGTATTAAATTCTTCATCGTTAAATTCGAATAGTCGTGCTTGCAATTTAAACACAGGCAAATTACTTAACTGATAGAAAGGTTGTTCGTGTTCTACGTAGCTAATTTCAAAGAATGATTTAGACAAAGGAAGATAAATTAAATCACCTTCACGTGGCCTATCATCATTAATATCTGAGTTCCATATACCCACAAGTTTTTGCCATGAACGTTTTGCTACAATGAATGTAGCTTCGTCACGAATTTCCATACCAAACTTTTGGAATATATTACCTTCACCTTCAAATCCTTCGGTGTTTTCAATAAACATTTCAACGGTATTTGCTGTGTTAAATTCTGATTCTATATCCTCTCCAAGAATTAGATCGCGTTGAACAATCTTGCGAGGCATATAAAAAACATCTTGGCCATACATTTTGATGGACTCAATAATGATGTCCTCAAACATATACTGCTCAGTGTTTACTTTAGGCGAAAAGAATACATTAGTTGGCATGATCTATCCCATATAAAATTCAGGAGGCATTTCGTATTTAAGCTGCATTTCTTCTTCAATAGCATTAATCTCGGTAACAGCATCATCGTATAGCTGACGTCCATTAAGAGTTACACCACCCGGAAGCTGCATGCCTTCGAATTTAATAAGGTTTGCACCCCATTGTTGTTTAATTAGAGATGTTGTATATCTCTTAAGAAGCATATCATTATATATCGCTGTATGTGTATCGGGCTCAACTGTGCGATAAGCGTCTACAATAATGTAATCGCCTACTGCTACATCTGATTCCCAGTCAACATCAAGATATAAACGATTCATATGTCTGCTAAAACGTACCTGTTCTGGTCCATTTAGCATCATATTCATCGTACTGAGATATGACATTGTTTGTGAGTAATTAGCAAGGTTGCCGGTAAATCCCAGGCTGTACATATCGTTAAGATGCATTTGATACTTTGCATCAAACATACTTACGCTTGAATTACTTTCAAACATCGGAAAAATTCGTTGTACTGACAATACCTGATTTGGTAACGAGATATACTCATTTGTTACATCAGTAATTGTGATCTGATGCTTATGATATACTTTGTATATTGCATCAGAATGGTATTCTTGATAAAATTGCAGAGCTTCATCGACACGATCAGATAGCTGATCTTCATCGACGTTAATCTCAAGGACCGGTGCTCCGAGTTTACGGAGACAGTAATCAATGAGTGTCTGTCTTGAGTTTGGAGCGGCCATGTAAAAATAGTCCTACAGATTAGTTTCTATAAGACTATTTATATGTTTTAAAAACTTGGTATTAAAGATTATTATGGCTTAGTTGGCCAAGTTATATCATTAGGATCACTTTGATTAGTAATATCACGAAGAGCCTGTCTATAAGCAATTTGTTCATCTGTCATAGTTCTATCAGGCATTGCCCAAACATCTGTAAGAGCAATACGAGTATCACGGTCATAGCGCACACGAGACCACGCGGTGTCTAAAATCCTTTGAGTTATTGCATCATCGATATCTGGTAAAGTGTCTAAACTCACACCTTCTTCTGGTATTACATCAATACTAGATAATACATAATCTCCAGGTAAAGGATCTCCTTGTCTCATTGGTACAGGCATAAACTCCAGTGTATATCCCATATCATAATATATCTCCAATGCACTACTTCTCTGTTCTGGATTATTCCAATCTATTGCCATCTCTATATTCCTTATCTAGTAATTCTGGGTACTATTAATATATGATCTAAGTAAACATCTGCATTAGAATTCGCATTAAGCCATCTAAATTCAATACCACCGCCGCTAGATGTTCTATCAAAATCAACTGGAAAATACATATACTGCCCATTAATAAAATCGCTTGTGTTTACGCTTCGACTCCTGTTTGTCACATTAGCACCTGATGCATTAGCAGTACCAGATCCTGTAACATCAATTTGACCTATACTACCAGAATTTATTAAACCAATTTTAATTCTAAATAAAGCTGTAAAAGAGCCTGCTGGAAAAGTACCATAAGGACCAAAGAAAAATGTATTGGTTCCTGTTGAGCCATTTTTGCGTAAAGCATGACCGCTTAAGGTATCGCCTTGTCCTCCTAGTATAGCCGAGCCGCCAGCACCAGCGATATCTCTACAGCCCAACATTCTAGCTATAATTGCTTGACTAGGATTAGTTCCGCTATTTTCTCTTAAAACTATTTCTGAGTCTATTTTAACACTTCTATATTGGCCATTACCATTGCTTGCTGTTACAGCAATTGCATTATCTGCAAAATACATATTGCCGGCATTATCTGCCCTTGCCGCAATTTTAACACCATTACCAGCATTAATCTTATAGCCACTGTCTCTATTACTACCACTACCATCCACTAGCACATAAGGATCACTTCCAGCATCGTATATGTGTAATTCTTCTGATGGGTTAGTAATGCCAATACCTACATTACCCCCTATTGGATTTAACACAATAGGATAACCACTGTTAAATGCTGGACTATAGCCATTAGCCAGATACCCAGCTTGAATCCAACTTGAATGCGGTGCAGATGCTATATTACCAAAAGCTAAACCATCAGAACCACTACCGTCAAACTTTACTCCAGCCGTGGCCGCTGTGATAGTATCACTAGTTGCTTTTACTGTATGCAACTTAGCAGACGGACTCGTCGTTCCAATACCAACGTTGCCTGTAGAAGTAATGCGCAAACGCTCGGCATCTGCTGTTTCATCATAAACGCTAAAGTACGTACCACCGTTATTGATTGAAAACTTTCGTGCGTCAGACCCTGTTTTTTCTAAACCAAATCTTGAAATAGTGCCATCTGAAACATATAAGTTAGTTCCATTTGCTGGTGCAATATCTGACGATGTTCCAATAAAAAAGTTACCGTCTGCGGCTAACGACAAGAAACCAGCAGAATCGATGTTGTCGAGTAAGTCTGCGTCTACCTCACCTGTTGATGAGATATTACTGCCAGCTAGGGCGATTCGTGATGCTTTAGTTGCCATTTATATTTCATCCCATGTTTGATTTTCTTCGTTCCATTCATACCGTTCATCACTATCAGCATCTGGATAAGGAACTGGCGATTCCCACAAACAAGTAGTTTCATTTAATATCCAACTAGCAAATGGTTTAGGGGGAATAAAGGCGTCCATTTCCCTACTATATGTAAGTCCAATACCTGCAAAATTTTTCCTTAAGGCCTTATTTTGATCACTGCTTGGTTCTTTTGTTATAGGATCATAATGAATGCCGCCAATTGTATTAAATGAGGTTTGAATCCACTCACCTGGTGAATCATCTACATATGTATCAAAAAACTCAGGTTCTGCTACAATCACGTTTTTAACTATTTCATCCACTACTTTTGCAAAATGTGCCATGTTTATACTCCTTTATACCTGATACCTAATAACTATTATTCCAGATCCACCGTTTTGTCCTTTTGTAGATGAAACAGAGTCTGTATCAGAACCTCCGCCACCGCCCGTGTTCGCTGCTCCAGCAACACCAGCACCGCCGCCACCGCCAGCACCACCAATAGCTACTCCTAATCTCGTTCCTCCTCCTCCTCCGCCGCCTGCATAATTAACTGCTGACCCTGTTCTTATAGAATTTGCAAGTCCGTTTCCGCCTGCAGA